AGTTGTAGTTGTTGTTGGAGTAGGTGTTTCAGTTGGTGTTTGTGTAGGAGTTTCAGTTGCTGTTAAAGTTGTAGTTGTTGTTGGCGTAGGTGTGTTGGTCTGAGTTACGGTTGGTGTTTGAGTTGGGCAAATTGAGTAAAATCCAACAATATCACCATTCGAATCGAGCTCAATTACAATGTTTTCGTAAACATAGAATCCTGAAATATCAATTGTATTAGGACCTATAGCAGAATCATAAAACTGAGTGTTCTCATCGAAATTTGAATAATCGCCCCATATTGAACCGTTCGCAGTACAACTACAAGCATCAGATAAAGTAACACCAGTACAACAAACGAATTCAATTCTAAGGTGTGTTGGAGTAGGAGTACTTGTTGGAGTTTCAGTTGGTGTAGGTGTTTGTGTGGAACTCTCAGTAGGAGTCATCGTCATTGTTGAAGTTGGTGTTGGTGTCTCAGTGGAGGTTTGTGTTGGAGTTTCAGTTGGAGTTTCAGTTGGAGCTGGTGTTGCAGTAGGAGTGAGTCCTGGCGTAGGTGTAAAAGTAGGTGTAGGAGTATTTGTCGGAGTTTCGCTTGGAGTTGGTGTTTGGGTTGTCGTTTCGGTAGGAGTTTGTGTTATAGTCTCAGTTGGTGTCGTTGTGTTTGTTGGTGTGTATGAAGGGGTTTGAGTTTGTGAAGGAGTATTCGTTGGTGTAGGTGTTCCTGTAGGTAATATTACAAAGCAGTCGGGACACTTAGGGTCAAGTAGGTCATACTTGTCTTTTAGAAGTTTGAAATTGTGCCAAATTTGTGACGCATTCAAAGGCTCTGTGTACATTCTAAATGCACTAATGTCCCCAATCAAACTACCACCAAAATATTCCTCTAATTTAATGTGAGTTGTTAATCCAGAGTATATTGTGTTATTCAAATCATGAGTGGTTAAACACTCAGGGTCTTGTTGGTACACTATTTCATCAATTGTTTCAGGACACCCACCAGAGAATGTAAGGTTATCATGTAATCCTTGTGTACCACCACCAATTGATATGTTATATGATACACCAATTTGTTTTTCTTTTGGTGTATTAAGAAGTCTTGGAATAATTTCTTCAAAGTTTTCAACGACCATGAAAAGTCTACCATTGACGTAAAATTTCATTGTACCCAACCTATACTTTTGTTCTTCAGTCCAATTATCATTGAAGGTTACAATTTCAGTCGTCGCTGGGTCATAATCTGTTTCATGGGTGATTGGAGGTTCAATTAAACTAACACTGTTATGTGCGGGTGTTGCCGTATATATTGTATCCACTAAAAGACCGAGACCACCTTTCTCATACAAATCACAAGCATCAAACCATTCATATCGTTGGAACACAGCATCTATCTGAACCCAATGTTCTACTTTACTATAATCTGTTTTATCACAATTATGGAATATCCCTTTCGTTGAACACCATTCGTGTACAGTAACCCCTGTTACATAAGTCAAACCTGTTAAGCATGCTCCAGTGAATTCACAATCACCTGTTATACGATAGGTTTTTACACAAAGTCTTGGGTCACCTGTATCCCCACTCAATCTAAGGGAAAGAGCATTTGATACACCATCATATAGTGGGTCAAGCTCAGGATACTTGGCAGTAACTGTGCAATTACACGGACAACCACATGAACAGTTTTGAGAAGTACCTCCTGATTGTTGATATACTTTCATACAGGAAATTTCGGCGGTGTGACCAGTTTCTAAGCACTCACAGGTGTGCATACAGCTCAAACCCGATGTTACCCTTGTGTATCCTGTGTCTTGAACAGGACTTCCATCAGGATAGTGATAAAACTTATTTTCCGCACGAGCACCCATATAAAAGAATGTTCCTTTGTTATCGGGATATCTTTCATTCAACCCAACGTCAGTATTACCAGTCCATCTATATCTCAACATAATTTCAGATGTCCAACCCAAGTGGACTCTTTGTGGGAAAATTTGGTACGTGTACCCTGGTAATTTATAGAAACCTTGGAAAAATCCCCCGTTTAATCTTGCAAAGTAACCTACGGAATCTCCGTAAGTATCAAAGCTCAAATCATAGGTATAAGAATCATCGTTCCAAAGTCTATTTGATGTTGTTGTAAATCCTGTGATAGGATGAAGTTTCATTCTCCTATCATATTTGTATCTTGAAAACTTATCTGAAATATTTGTGTAAAGTCCTGTTGTAATGTCTATTGTTTCTCCCGACATTTTTTTCACCAAACCATTATCAATACCTGTGAGACCTACATCACACAAAGTTTGTGCTGATGGACAAAAATTTGGGTCAATGTATAATGGGTTCCAATAGTTTTCTGAAACTATGGTTTGAGCACTAAAATCACAACTGTTCGTTTGGCATAAAGTAGTACCAGTACTATTAAAGTTGAATTTGAATGGCATTCTATTACCATCATCTTCACCTATTAATAATGGCGAAAAAACAACCTCTTGGTCATAGGTTTTTTCGTCCGATGCAAGACAAATGTCTGTTATTTCATTTACGAACTGTAAACCCCACCTCCTAAAATTATACTGATTAATATTTTGGTAAGCCATAAACTAATGATAAATACCTTGCGTCAGAGTATTTATAGATTAAAAACACGAGATGATTACGACTGATAAAGAATTTTATTCATCGCCTTATTATTTCTTCCTCAGAGATAAAGGAAAAGACTATTCATTATATTTTTCTGCAGAACAGACAATTGTTGAAGCAAGAAAAAAAGATGAAATGATTAAAGTGCCAAAAGACAAAGTAAAACTTGTTAAACAATACTTAGAAAAATTGTTGAAATCGAAATCAAAGAAGTCTACAAAAGATATGAAGGGTGAGATTGAGGAGTTGGTTTCTATGGATGGTTCTTTTACAAATTCAAAAATTCCAATCTTAGACCCAAGACTACACCCTAAAAAAACTATGGACCAAACGGTTGCCGCTTCTCGTATCACAAACGACCCAATATCTCGTGGATATAGAACATATTACGGTGAGTCAGTTGAAGAAATCGGTGAAGAGGATATGTCTGCAGCTTTTGGTTATGAAGAAACAAAAGACATGGACGGTAAGGATACTTTCAAATATTTTAAAGACGAGTTGGAGATGGGTACTGAAGAAGCAAAAGATAGAACAGAACAACAAGGAAAAGACCCATCAGGAAAAAGGGATAAAAAGTCAAAGTATAAAAATGACCCAAACTTTATTTCAAGACAAATTTTACCTGAAATCCAAAAACAAAAAGCAATTAAAATGTTGGAAGACATGTTGGCAAAAAAGAAAAGTTCATCTGATGCAGACATTTCAGAAAAAGAAAAAGAAGTGAAAGTTTCTAATATTTTGAAAAAGAATTTGAAATCATTAAAAAAACAAATGGACAAAGAAGGTCTATCAAAAAAAGATATCCTAAAACTTTTGGACGGTGAATAAAGATTTATATGATAAGGAAGTAGAGTTACCAGAAGATAAAAGAATTCATTTAAGAAAATGTTTTCAAAGAGTTAATAATGCCGATGCAAATTCCGAGGGTTATAAAAGAAATAAGGAGTTACAAGACCAAAAGTTTGTAGGTTACAAACAACTTAAAAGAATTAAAAACTTCTTCGACAATTTCAATGGAAATCAAAACGATTCTGAGTTTGTTTTGAATGGAGGATTTGAAATGAAAAATTGGGTGAATGATGAGCTCAGAAAATTAAGAGAGTTTGGTCACCTTACTAAAAGAAATAAGATGGATGCAGGAATGCAAAACCAATTCATCAAGCCACATGAGAAAAAAGATTTCACAAATGTGAGACCATCTCAAGAACATTCAAAAACTGTAGACAAATACAACGCTTCAGTAACTGAAAGTTTGAAGAGAATAAAAGAATTAATTTCTAAAATTTAAATAATATGTCTGAACAAATTAACCTAGATTTATCTCAAAACATTCCAAATCAACTGACTGCTGTTGCAGATATTGAAAGAGCAAAGTTGATACCAAGAAACGATTACAACGCAGTTGGTAACCCCTATTCATCTGTGAATAGAGATGCAATTGCTGATGGCGATTCTATGGGCAGAGGTACAGGTACCTTCTTGGATGTTTACAACGTCAACGCTGGAACAATCACAGATGTTGTGGAGAGAAAAAATGAAATCAAAATCAATAAATTTAATTCCAGCAAAACATATCCCGATTTCTAATGAAATTAACAGGTTCATTACGAGGTCTGCTTTTGGAGATTGCTTCCATTGAAACGGTACAAGATGCTGTTAATGGTAGAAAGGTTTGTATTGTCTATTATGACGGTGACGAACCTGGTGGACGTGGTCTTCGTGAAGTTGAGCCTGTTGCACTTGGTAAAAGTAAAGCAGGAAACCTTGTTATGAGAGCTTGGGATAGAGAAGGAGCATCACATACGGGATATAAAGGGGAACAACCATTACCAGGTTGGAGACTTTTTAGATTAGATAAGATGTTATCTATGAAACCAACTGGTGAGGTTTACAATACTCCAAGACCAAATTATAATTTTAGTGGAGATAAGAGTATGACCTCCGTAATAACGATAGCAAAATTCGATAACGCACAACCACAACAAACTGTTTAATATGAACGAAAATGATTTAATGAGTAGATTGGTAGCTTCAAAAGCTATCATGGATAGTCCAAAATTTAATAGTAAGGCTAGTCAATACGACGGAGGACTTCCACCTACATCTTTACAAGAATTCAATGCACCTCAAGCAAGATATAATATCCCAGAAGAATTCCTACAGGAACAACCATCTTCTGCACCTTTATTAAGTTCAGTACCTAGAGAAAACACAAAGCCTGTAGGGGTTCCTACTGTTGATGCAATTAAGAACTCTAGACTACCTGACGAAATCAAAAGACTTATGATTGAGCATCCAATCGCTCAACCTCAACAACAACAGTCTGCAACTTTATCAAACGATTTGATTGAAAAGGCATCAAGACTAATGAAAAGTGGAACTAACAATTATGTTCCCGATTCCGCAAAACAAAAACAACAGCCAATTAAAGAGTCTTCAAATTTAGACGTTTCTAAAATCCAACAAATGATTGAAGCGGCGGTTGAGAAAGCACTCCAAAAGAACGGCATGATTGTTGAAAGCACAGAAAAAACTGGTGAAATTTTTTCATTCAGAGTTGGTAAACATATCTTCGAAGGTAAAGTTACCAAGATTAAAAAGTTATCCTAACATATTTCTTTATTCGAGTAGAATTGTTATACTTTAACATTATAACAATTCATTATGCCCAAAATCAATGTATTAGTCGTACCTTCAGATAGAACAGGTGTTGGCAAATTTAGGTCTGTAGACCCACACATTTTCTTACAAAATTTATATCCCGATGATTTTTATGTGGACATCATGTATGATGTTCCATATGGTGATGATGCCTTTTGGAAAAAATATCAAATTGTCGCTTTTCACAGAAGTATTGGTCCCGATTTCGATTTGGCAAATGCATTAATTCCGAAACTTAAAAGTTGGGGTATTAAAACAGTTTGTGATATTGATGATTATTGGATGCCAGGCAAAGAACACCCAATCCACGATATTATCAAGATTAATAAAATTAACGAAAAGATTGTTGCTAATCTCAGGGTATCAGAATACGTAACTACAACTACAACATTATTTGCGGATGAGATAAAAAAATTAAATAAAAATGTTTTTGTATTTCCAAACGCGATAAACCCAAATGAATCTCAATATAAAGAACCCACCCCCCCATCAGACAAACTAAGAATAGGGTGGTTGGGTGGTTCATCTCATTTACACGATTTAGAATTATTAGACCAACCTTTAGGAAGGTTAGTCTCAAAAGCAGACAAACTTCAATTTGTACTATGTGGTTTTGATACGAGAGGTACAATAACCGAAATCAATTCCCAAACTAAAGAACACAAGAAAAGAAATATTCTTCCACACGAAACTGTTTGGGCTAAGTATGAAAATATTATAACACAAAAGTATCAGATAGTATCGGAGGATTACAAAAAGTATCTTTTACAATATACCCAAGAATTCTATCCAAATGAATTACAAGAATCTTATTTAAGAGTTTGGACAAAACCTGTTCAATCTTATGCTAAGAACTATTCAAAATTTGATGTATCTTTAGCACCAATTAAAAACCATCTTTTTAATAGAGTTAAGTCTCAATTAAAAGTGATTGAAGCTGGTTTTTATAAAAAAGCAATTATTGCTTCAAACATCGGACCTTATACAATTGATTTGAAACATTGTTTACAAAACGGTAATTTTGTTGAAGGTAATGCTCTTTTAGTTGATGAAAATAGAAACCATTCTGATTGGGCAAAGTATATCGACAAGTTAGAAAAAAATAGAAACATGGCAATTGATATGGGAGAAAGATTATATGAAACAGTCAAAGACACTTATGATTTGAAAAATGTAACAAAAAACAGAGCAGAATTTTATAAATCGATTTTATGATAACAATCCCAATTAACAAATTACTTTTTATTGATATTGAAACTGTTGGGTGTGAGCCTGATTGGGAAAGTTTCAAAAAAAACAAACCTGAACTTTCCTTCCAATTTGAACATATACAGGACAATTTGAGAAAAAGATTCCCTGAAGAATCCGAAACTCCTTTAGAACAATTGTTTGTTAACAGAGCGGCGTTGGTTCCTGAATTTCTAAGAGTTGTTTGTGTAAGTGCCGCCTTTGTGGTTGAAGGTCAAGTCAAAATACAATCTTTTCATAGTAATGATGAAAAGAAGTTGTTACAAGACGTTCAGAAACTTTTATACAGGTCAGGAGAGCTCGGATTCTTTTTGTGTGGTCATAATGTGAAAGGATTTGATATTCCCGCATTGGCAAAAAGAATGATTATAAACGGTCTTCAACCACCAAATTTATTACCAGGACATGATGTAAAACCTTGGGAAGTAAAAGCTGTTGATACAAAAGATATATGGCAATACGGTGGATTCGGGCAGTTTGCGTCATTAGAATTGATGTGTGTTTGCTTAGGTGTTGAATCATCTAAAAATACAGAAGTTGTTGGAAATAAAGTCCACGAAGCATATTGGAAAAATAAAGACATCGAAGGTATAGTGAAATACTGTGAAAAGGATGTTACTCAATTAATAGAAGTCATAAAAAAATTAATAAATTTAAAATGATGCAAGACGAAGTAAAAAAATCTGACGAAGAAATTTGGAAGGAGATTTACGACCAATTCAATAAAATCAAAGAAGAGATTGGAATTGAACCTGACGAAGAGTATCGTAAAGAATTAGAAGACATGTTTGGAATGTCTATTGACGACATGAATGAAGAAGCGGCAATTTCAATGATGAGCCAAGATATTGAAATTGAAATGATTAATCCTGATGCGATATTTCCTTCATACAATTACCCGAGTGATTCAGGCTTCGATTTATACTCAGTAGAAGAGATAACATTAGAGCCTTTTGGACGAGCTGCCGTTCCAACAGGACTGAAATTTAATTTTAACGAAGGTTATGAAATACAAGTAAGAACCAAAAGTGGTTTAGCGGTCAATCAAGGTTTAATGGTCTTGAATTCACCAGGAACTGTCGACCAAGGATATACTGGAGAAATCAAAGTTCCTGTTTTTAATGCAAATCCGTCTAAATTTACAATCACAAAAGGAATGAAGGTAGCCCAAGCCGTCCTTTGTCCTGTGAAAAACGGTAAATTTGTAAATCTAATATCTGTAGATAAAATTGGAGAAAAAGACCGTGGAGACAACGGGTTTGGTAGTACGGGTATTTAAAACCTTATTTATGGGAAAATATTATGAAAACTTGGATGCTCTTATAGAGTTAATCAAGAAATTAGAAAAGAAACATATGCTTGCAGAGTTTATTTTAGATTGCATACAGATTTCCAAACAAGACCCTAAACTAACTCCACATGAAGTAATTAAACAAGCAAAGAAAAAAAGATTATCATAATGTTGACTGTAGGATATTCAACAAGAGAACACAAACCTGAATTCATTGAGTACTTGAAAAAGTCTTCAGGTTTTAAAAAAATCCATGTAATTGAAAAAATTAATAATGGAGACAAATCATTGTCTCAAGTGTACAATGAAATTTTGGAAGAATCTGAAACTGATATAGTTCTTCTCTGCCACGATGATATCTACTTCGATACAAACTCTTGGTATTCAAAGTTAATGAAACATTTTGAAAAATCTGACTTTGGAATCATAGGTATGGCTGGTACTACTTCAATGCCATCAAGTGGTCAATGGTGGGAAGACAGAAGAAAAATGATTGGTATTGTTAATCATGAAAACCAAGGAAAGAAATGGGAATCGAAATATGCAGATTCATTTGGTAATTCAATCAGTCCCGTAGTTGTACTTGACGGGTTATTTTTAGCGGTTAGTAAAAGCAGAATTAAAAAAAAGTTTAATAAAGAATTCAAAGGATTTCACTTTTACGACATCCCTTTTTGTTTTGAAAATTTTTTAGAAGGTGTAAAATTAGGTGTAATTACAAACATAAGAATTACACACAAATCCATAGGAGCCACAAATCAACAGTGGGAAGAAAACCGAAAACTATTCGAAGAAAAGTACAAAGAATTTCTTCCTTCAAAAATACCTTTCGACTCACAAAGAAAAATCAAAGTTTTATTATCTTGTCTTTTTTTCAGAACTTTTACAGGCTCTGAACTTTACGTTTATGAACTTGCAAGACAATTACAAAAATTAAATTGTGATGTAACCGTACTTTCTCAAGTAGGCGGTGTATTAACAGACATGGCCAAAAGACAAGGTATTAAAGTTTTAAGTTTTGAACAAGCACCTGGTTTCAAAATGGGTGATGGAAAATGGGGATTTACCACAGATAAAGGATTTCAACCATCTCAACCTAACATGATGTATCGGGTTTCAGAAGCCCCTTTCGATATTATACACATGCAACACAAACCAGTTGCCGAAAGAATGATGCAATTTTATCCTGAAATCGAAAAAGTTTATTCAATTCATTCTGAAGTAATTGAACTTGAAAACCCAATCAAACACGAATCCATAAAAAAATACATCGCAATTAGACCTGAGATTAGAGATTATCTAACAAATGAATTTCAAATTGAAGATAAAGATATCAAAATAATCTATAACCCAATTGATGAAGAAAAGTTCAAATCAAAAAATCCAAAAGATGAGAATTCAATTCTTTTCGTTGGTACTATCGATTACCTTAGAAGAGAAACCATAATGGACTTAATTGACTATACAAAAGAAATCGGTAAAGAGTTATGGTTAGTTGGAGAAGATAAGTCAAACTACTTACCTCAAATTCTTTTAAACTCACACGTCAAACATTTCCCCCCAACTTGGTCAGTGGAAACATTCATCAATAGATGTTCAGAAACTGCGGGTATTCAACTTGGAAGAACAACCATTGAAGGGTGGATGTGTGGAAAACCTGGATGGATTTATAAAGTAGATTCGGGGGGATTCATTCAATCCAAAGAACTATATCAGGTTCCTGATGATATGGAAAAATACAAAGCTTCCTTGGTTGCACAAAAAATAAAATCAATTTACCAAGAAATATTATCGTGATTGTTTTAACTACAACATATAATTGTGAAAAATATATAGAAAGATGTTTGTTGAGTATAATGAGTCAAAACTTTAAAGATTTCACTTGTTATATCACAGATGATATGTCTACAGACAAGACCGTTGAAGTTGTTAAAAAAACAATTTATAACGACCCAAGATTTATATTAATAGAAAACCACTGTAAGTTTTATCAACCAGGAAATTACGACCAAGTAATTAGATTCAGAGCAATCAGTGGTGATGAAATTTGTGTTGAAGTTGACGGAGATGATTGGTTACCCAATCCAAACGTCTTAAAAAAAATCAATGAAGTCTACCAAGACCAAAATGTTTGGATGACCAGTGGGTCATTCAAATATCACGATGGCAGACCAGGGTTTGCAAATCCCCCAACCAAAACAGACGTAAGAAAACAAACTTTTACCCTGTCTCACATGAGAACATGGAAAGCTTGGCTTTGGAAAAAAATAGAAATAGAAGACTTGAAAGATGAGAATGGAAATTACTGGAAAGTTGCTGGTGATTTGGCATTTATGTTCCCAATGTTTGAGATGTGTGGTCTTGAACATTATAGATTTCTAACAGATATAAATTACATTTATAACGAGTCAAATCCCATGAATGACCATAAAGTCAATATGCCAAAAGTGGTGGAGACCGTTAATAAAATAAGAAATAAAAAACCATATAACAAAATATGAGCTTTGACCCAAGTATAGAAAATCTTATAAAAAAATTTAATGAACAGATTAAAATAAGGAACATTTTACATATCGGAGCTTGTTTAGGAGAAGAGGTTCATTTTTACAAGGAATTAAGTCCTGAGTCGGTATATTGGTTTGAACCAAACCCCAAGTTACTTACCGAACTAAATAATAACGTTCAAAATAAAGGATTTGAAAATAAAGTATTTCCTTATGCTGTGAGTTCAAAAAAAGGAAAAGCCCAATTTAATATTATAGAAGACAACGCTAAATCAAACCCAGGTTGTTCATCATTATCAGAACTAAAACTACATTCTGAATTATACAAACACATAAAAAAGGTAGAAACTTGTGAGGTTAATACTATTAACATTGATGAGTTTTTAGATGAAAATAATCTAAAAACCGAATTCCAATTAGTCAGTTTAGATACCCAAGGACATGACTTTGAAATATTGAGCTCAAGTAATTATATACTAAATTCTAAAATCATTGTAATTGAAACATCAAAAATTGAACTATACGAAGGACAAGTGATTGATGAAGATATTGAAAAATTCTTAGTTGGTAATGGTTATAAAAAAGAATATTATCATGCCTTTCATGAAGTTTGGGGTGATTCCCTTTTTATAAAAAATTAATATGAATAACGTTATTACTTGCCATTTTATGGGTGGATTAGGTAACCAACTTTTTGAGGCCGCTCACGCACTTTCACAAGGTTGGAAACATAACAGACCCACGGTATTTTTTCCAAACTCTTATACACCAGGGCAAGGAAGAAACGCAGAAAATTATTTGGATAACATTTTTAGAAAACTAAAGTTTGTCGACAATATCGATAACCTTACAACCATACACGAACCATCATTCGAATATATGGGAGTGAACCCATCAGAAGGTAACACAGCCTTCCACGGATACTTTCAAAGTACCAAAAACTGGTTCGGTTATGAAGATAAGATTAGAAAAATGTTTGAACCATCAGAAGAGGTTGTGAAATACTTTTACGACAAATACCCACAACTCAGTGAACCAAACACACTATCGCTTCACGTTAGAAGAAGTGAATATCTTAAATTGTCTCACATCCATCCAACAATAAGTTTGGAATACATCAACGAAGCTTTGAAAATTATCGGTGAACATTCAACTGTATTCATTTTCAGTGATGACCATGAATTTGTAAAACAAAACTTACATTTTGAGAATTCTATATTCGTTAACGAATCTGAGGATTATATGGAATTATGGTTGATGGGATTATGTGAAAATCACATCATGTCTAATTCTACTTTTTCTTGGTGGGGTACCTTTTTGAATAAAAATATAAATAAAAAAATTGTAGCGCCTTCAACATGGTTTGGACCAAACGGACCAAACGCAAAAGACATATACCAACCATATTGGAATTTGGTAAATGTAGAATATGATAATGGTGTTCTAAAATTAAAAAAATGATTCACACCAACCCAAATAATCTCCGTTGTGATATAAACACAATAAAAAACTTCATCAATTCTAAAAATTATGATTTAATTGGTGATGTTATAGAATTTGGTACATTCACTGGAAAAAGCACAAGATTTTTAGCCCAAAATTTTCCTGATAAAAAAATTTTTACAATTGACCATTTTCAAGGTTTGGAAGAAACTAACAAGAATATTCCTAAGGGTAGCGATTGGATTGAGAAAGCTTTTGCAATTGGAAATCCGCTCTACGAAAATATATCTTCAATACCTAAATCAATTGAAGAGGTTCAATTAAGATTGAAGGGTTATTCAAACATTCAGATGATAATTGAGGATGTGCACAAATTAAAACAACCGTCTGACTATGGTATTGGTCAAATTGCAATATGTAACGTTGATGTGGACATATATGAACCAACGGTATCTGCTTTAGAGTTTTTAACAAAGTGTGAATGGTCCGAAGTCTTTATCAGATTTGACGATTGGCATGGTGGACAACCAAAATATGACCAACACGAAAGATTGGCATTTTCAGAATGGATTGAAAAATATAAATACCAATATGAAATAACCCACGGGGGGTTCATCGGTGGTGTATACGTAAAAAGATAATTATGGACAGCTCAAAAATGTCTTGTACCTTAGAAGTATTAGAAGAAGTTTCTAAGAAGTATTCTTTAGAAGGTGATGTATTGGAGTTCGGGACTTGCACTTGCCAAAGCTCAATCCAACTTGCAACAATGTTCCCTGATAAAACAATTTTTACTATTGACCATTTCAAAGGTTTAGAAAAAACGTCAAAACCATTACCAAACACAAGTGATTGGAGAGAAGGTTCATTTGCATTAGGTGCTTGGAACGCGCTCGGAAGTGAATTTCCGAGAACTATCGAAGAAGCTCTCGAAAAATTATCAATCAAACCTAACATCAAACCTATTATTTCTGATATTCATCAATTAACATCCCCATCCGATTATGGTATTGGTAAAATTGCAATTTGTAATGTTGATGTGGACATATATGAACCAACAGTTTCATCATTGGAGTTTTTAAGTAAATGTGAATGGTCGGAAGTTTTTATTAGATTCGATGATTGGCATGGAGGTGTTGAAGAATATGACGCGCACGAGAGACAAGCGTTCAAAGAATGGATTGCGAAGTATGGTTATTTTTATGATTTCACACACAATTCCACATACGGTGGTGTTTATATAAAAAGATAGAATAATGGAAAAAATTAACATTAGAAAAATTTCTGACTTTTGGGGAGAGTATGATTGTTCATCAAATAGAAATTTACCTAAATTATTTAAGTGGGTACCAAAAGATACGAATGAACCTTATGAACACACCATTTATGTAGACCACTACATTGGTAGTGTGGGATTTAACGACCCGTCAAGAGAAAAATTAGGGTGGTTATTAGAATCGCCGCAAATGAATGAACAAATAATCAGAACACTTTTATCTGATTTACCAAAAACAAAAGAGCATTTCAAATACATTTTTACATGTATGGATAGTTTGATTGAGATTGGTGAGCCGTTTGTCTATTCAATATCAAATGCAGTACCTTGGATATGGGAAGAAAACAGAAAAATTCACCCCAAAACCAAACTTGTAAGTATGATTGCATCCAATAAAGGGTGGTTAAGAGGTCATCAAAACAGACTAAAGTGGGTTGAAAAACTCAAGGATAAAGTTGACTTATATGGTACAGGAAGACCTTTCCAATTGAAAGATAAAGAAGACGGGATACGTGATTATATGTTTTCTGTTGCAATTGAGAACGATGCCTCAGACACTTACTTTACGGAAAAACTTACAGACTGTTTTGTTATGGGAACTGTCCCTGTCTACTACGGGTCACGTCAAGTAATTGAAAAATACTTTGATATCAGAGGTGTTATTTTTTTAGAAGATGACCCAGACTTAACAACTTTATCTAAAGAAAAATATGAAGAAATGATGCCATTCATAGAAAAGAATTTCAAGTTGGCACAAAAACTTCCAATTGCGGAAGATTATATCTATGAAAATTATTTAAAAAAATGAAATATCTTGTTTTAGGGTCAGCAGGCCAAATCGGTTTGGAACTATGTGAGTTCCTTAGAAAAAAAGGAGAAGATGTTATAGAATTCGATATAGCGTCAGATAAATCAGAAGACCTAAGAAAACAAAATATTCTTGATGATTATATTCAAATGTGTGATTTTGTTATGTTCTTGGCGTTTGATGTGGGAGGCTCGAGATATCTTAAAAAGTATCAACATACTTACGAGTTCATAGAGAACAATACAAAACTTACTCTGTTCACTTTTGAAACAATAAAAAAACACAACAAACCTTTCATCTTTGCATCATCACAAATGGCGAACATGTCTTATTCCCCGTACGGTGTTTGTAAAAGTTTAGGTGAAATTTTTTCTACCGCACTCGGAGGTTTAACCGTTAAGTTTTGGAACGTATATGGTCCTGAACATGATTTAGAAAAATCACATGTTATCACTGACTTCATCATCAAAGCTAAGGAAGGTAAAATTACAATGATGACCGATGGAACTGAGGAAAGACAATTTCTACACGCAGAAGATTGTTCAAACTGTCTTTATATTTTATCAAAAAAATATAAAGAAATAGACAGAACTCAAAATCTACACATAACCAATTTTGAATGGAATACAATTTTAGAAGTTGCTGAAATCATAAAAGAATCAATTCCTTGTGAAGTAGTCCCATCAAACGATAAAGACACTGTGCAACTTAATAAAAGAAACGAACCAGACCCTTACATATTGAATTTTTGGAGACCTGAGATATCTTTGAAAGAAGGTATAAATAAAATAATCAAGTCCATTTATTGATGGCGTTACATGATTTTCTGACTCATTTCGACAATTACGACTTAGAAACAAAAACATATACCCAAAGTCGTGAAGCTGGTTTATACGCAGTACTTAATTCAATTTTGAGAACCGTTTGTTTTCTTGAAATTTATGGTTATGAGGTAGATAAAATAAAATTATTGATGAATGAATACATTGACCAAAGAGATTGTTTTGGTGAACTATTCACAATAAAGGACACTAAATTAAATCTGAATAGACTACCTGATGATGAAAAGTCAAACTTTTTAGAACAATTAAAATATAAATCAACAGGTTTAGGAGAAAATCCAAAAAATATCAATTTAAAAATATCAAATCAGATTATTTCCAAATTTTTTAATCCTACTAATGAAGTTGTCGATTTCTACAAAAGTTTTGTTTCATATTTGGGTGGTGACTTATCCAAAATAATTTTTGTTTGGGCAAGAAAAACCGACAAAATATTAGAAAATAATGTTCCATCAGTCAAAAAATACTTAGAAGTTTTATCAACTTTAGATTTGAGAAATAACAAGGTTTTAATCCAAACTGATGACCAATCTGTAATTGATGAATTCACTTCACACAATTTGGATTTTATAACAATACCTCACATACCATTACCAAAAAATAAGGATAATGCATTTCACCGAAATTTGAGGGACGTTTCAGACAAATCTTTTGAAGAAAGTTATGGGATTTCCAAAATCAATCATTTGAGGCAATTTGTCGCACTTAGTTTGATTGCACAAAACGCAAACACAGTTATTTTATATCCTGGTAATCCAACAACATTCCTCCCCTTATTTTGTGGTTCTTTTGACCACTTTATTTTATTTGAGAATGAATTAAAATTATACTAAAATGATAAATAAAATGGAACAAAAAAGAGTAGTAATACTTGGCGGAGGTGGTTTTATTGGAGGTCATCTTGCAAAAAGACTTAAGTCCGAAGGTTGCTGGGTTAGAATTTGTGATTTAAAAGAACATGAATACTTCTTCAAAGATGAAATTTGTGATGAATTTATTGTCGGTGACCTTACACAAGAACACGTTGTAGATTTGGTAATTGGAACAAAAATAGATGAAGTATATCAGTTAGCTGCAGACATGGGTGGTGCAGGATATATCTTCACAGGAGATAACGATGCAAACGTTATGTACAATTCAGCAATGATTAATCTACATGTTGCCAAACATTGTGTGATGAAAAAAGTGAAAAAAGTTTTTTATTCATCATCAGCATGTATGTATCCCGAACATAATCAGTTGGACCCATCCAACCCTAACTGTGAGGAATCTTCAGCATATCCAGCAAATCCTGATTCAGAGTATGGTTGGGAAAAACTATTTTCTGAAAGAGTATTTTTGGCATTCCAAAGGAACCATGGACTTAATGTTAGAATTGCAAGATTTCACAACATATTTGGTCCACAAGGGACTTGGAGAGGCGGTAGAGAAAAATCACCAGCGGCAATGTGTAGAAAAGCTGCCGAAGGTAAAGATGGAGATGTAATTGAAGTGTGGGGTAACGGTTCTCAGACCCGTTCATTTTTGTATGTAGACGAGTGTGTTGAAGCAGTAGTGAGATTAATGGACTCAGACTTCACAGGCCCTGTTAACATCGGAAGTGAAGAGATGGTATCAATTAACGAGTTGGCCATGATGGCAATTAACATATCAGGAAAAAAACTAACCGTTTCGAATATATTCGGTGAAGAATTTGAAAAAAAATATGGACATAAATGTCCATTAGGTGTAAAAGGTAGAAACTCGGACAACAGGCTTTATAGAGAGAAAATCGGTTGGGAAGTAAGTCAGCCCTTGGAAGTGGGAATGAGAAGAACCTACCAATGGATTAAGTCACAAGTTGATGATAAAGAAAAAAATACACCATGGATTTATGAAAGTCCTGATGGTGGAAAAACGGTGTATAAAAGAGAACCACAAAGTTTAGAAAAAATCAAAGTAAAATGATTAATGTACCTGTAAGTGTTGGAGAATTGATTGATAAGTTATCAATTCTTCAAGTAAAAAAGAAAAAAATATCAAATCCTGAAAAACTATCTTACGTAAATAAAGAATTTGAGTTACTTTATAATACCTCGGCAGAATTCTTAAACAATATGGAAATTGAAAATCTGTACCATGAGTTAGTTGAGACTAATTCAAATCTATGGGAGATTGAAGATAGGTTAAGAGTTTTAGAACAAAACGGAAGATTCGAAGGTGAATTCGTTGATTTGGCTCGCAAAGTTTATTTCACCAACGACAAAAGGTTTGAATTGAAAAATGAAATCAATTTACTCACTTCGTCTGAAATTAGAGAAATCAAAGAATATGTGGATTATAAAAACAAAAATTAAAACATGGGAAGAACCTCAAAAAAAATGAGTGGCTCAACTACTCAAAGGGATGAAACGAACCCTAAAACAAAAAAAGATTTAATTTCCTCAATAATAAAAAGAAAAACGAAACAAAAATTTTTATCAGAAAATCAGAAAGTCTATTATGAAACACTTTCTAAAAATCAAATAACAATATGTTCAGGACCAGCGGGTGTTGGTAAAAGTTATGTTGCAATGAAATGTGCAATTGATTTACTATCAGACCCTCTTTCTCCTTATGAAAAAATAATAATTGTAAGACCAGCAGTTGAAGCTGAAGAAAAATTAGGAAGTTTACCAGGAGGTGTTGAAGAAAAACTTGACCCTTATATTTTTCCGTCATATTATCTTCTTAATAAAATTATTGGTAAAGAGGTCAGAGAAAAATTGAAAGAGATTGAAGCAATTGAAGTTTTTGCCCTTGCTTACATGAGAGGTATGAATATTGATAATTCAATATTAATTTTTGAAGAAGCTCAAAATTCAACTCCAAGTCAAATGAAACTTTTACTTACAAGAATAGGTTTCAATTCTAAATTCTTCATATCGGGTGATTTGGAACAATTTGATAGACATAAAGATAGAACACAAACAGGTTTATATGATGTACTACATAGGTTTGAAGGTATTGAAGATATCGGAATATTTGAATTCAAACCATATGATGTGGTTAGAAACCCAATAATTTCCAAAATTCTTAAGAACTACGAACAATGAGAATTGGTATTGAAATAAATGGTGTGTTGAGAGATACTCTGAAAAAAATTTCAGAAGTATACGAAAAATGGTATATAGAAAACCCTTATAAAGATGAAGAACAGAAAGGTGAGGTTTTATCAGAACTAACTTCAATGGATATTAGAAAACATCTAAAATTTAATGACGACGATGAGTTATATAACTTTTTATACAAAGAATACACAATGGAAATTTTTGGTCATGCAGGCTCTGTTGAGTATAATGGTATGAATGATTTAAATGATTTTTATATAGATATGAGGGATAATCATGATATAATCATCGTTTCTGATGAAATAGGAAAATCAAAACCCGCGTCATTATTTTTCCTTTCAAAGTTTGGATGTTTGGTTGAAAATATAAAATTTTATAGTGAGTCAACAATAAATTCACTTTGGGAGTCTGTTGACGTTTTACTTACAGGAAATCCCAACCTATTATTAAACCATCCTGATTCAGTGACTTTGATTAAATATGAAACTTTGTATAATAAAGAAATTCAATCAAAACACTCAATCACCAAAATAAAAGATTTGAAATCTGAAGTAGAAAAAATTTATGCTTAACGTACTTGGTGAAAATTACTACATTGACTTAGATGAAGTTGAAAAATATTTGGATATGTTTGACCAACAAAATGATACGTTGGATTCTATAACAGGCACAACCGAAATGAGAATAAATGTTATCAAATTTGAATTGGTAAAACTTTTGTTAGAAACAATTCTATCTGAACAAGAACCCTTAGAAGACAAGTTAGGGTTAAATTCAAATAAACATAATACCTCGGTTCCTTTCAAATTAGCGTTCAACTCATTACTAAATAAAAAATTAATTAATCATTATTAATATGCAACAAATCGCAAAAGAAAAAGTAGAGTTATCTATCAAAAACTTGGAAGAAAAAAAAGTCAAACTTTATTTTTTAGTTCAAGACACAAAGGGTAACGCTAAAGCATCTGTTAGATACATTTATCAGATTGCAGAGACTCTCAAAAGAAATGGATTCAATCCTATAATTCTCCACGAAACTAAGGACTTTGGGAAAGTAACTTGGATGGGTGAAGAATTTACAAATCTTCCTCATAAATCTATTGAAGGTGAACAATTGGAAATTTCTCCTGAGGATTTTTTAATTATTCCAGAAATATTTGGTTACGTAATGGACCAAGTAAAACAATTACCTTGTGCTAAAATTGTTATCACACAACAATACGCACATATGTTAGAAACTTTAAATCCTGGTCAATCTTGGAATCAATTTGGTTTTTTAAAATGTATTACAACAAACCACAAACAAAAAGAATATATTGAAAGAGTGATGAGACAATCATCAATTGATGTTATCAAACCATATTTGACTGATAATTTCACACCAAAAACTACACCACATTTACCAATTATTGGTATTCATACTAAAGAACAATCTGACGCTTTGAATATCATCAAAACATTTTATCTTAAATTCCCTCAATATAGATGGTTTACTTTCAGGGACCTCAGAGGGCTTTCTGAAAAAGAATTTGCAAGCTCATTGAGAGATTGTTTTGTGAGTGTTTGGATTGACGATAAAAGTGGTTTTGGAACATTCCCATTGGAATCTATGAAATCAAATGTGCCTTGTATTGGAAAAATACCTGATTTGATGCCTGATTGGATGAATGAAGATAATGGAATTTGGATTACGGACCAAACTTTGTTCCCCGATGTTATCGCAGATTTTGTTCAGAATTGGTTAGAAGATAATATTAAACCAGAACTTTACGAACAAATTAAAACAACCGCAAATTCATTCACTAAAAATGAATTTGAACAAAACGTAATAAATTTATTTGATGGCTATTTGAATGTAAGAGCAAATGGATTCAAAGACCAACTTTCAAAAACAGAAAACTAATATGGAAAACAAAGTACCAGTCTCAATAATTTTACCCATCAAATCTGCATTAGCGAAAGATTTCGATGATTATTTCAAAAAAGCAATTGATTCAATTAAGAACCAACAAGTTGAAGTCGAAGAATTAATCATAATTCATACAACTGAAGAACAGTTGAAAGATGTTCTCAAAAACTACGATTTTGGGAATATTAATGTGAACTTACTTGAATGGGCAGAAGAACCAAATTACGCACTTCAAGTAAATCACGGTATCAAAAATGCTAAATCAGAGTGGATTTCTCTTTTCGAATTTGATGACGAATATTCGAATATATGGTTTAAAAATTTCAAAAAATATTCTGAAAGTTTCCCTGAAGTACAAATGTTTTTACCTGTTGTGGTTGAAGTTGATGAGAAAGGGATTTTCGCGGGATTTACTAATGAAGCAACTTTTGCGGCAAACTTCACTCAAGAACTTGGTTTCTTAACGAACGAAACATTACAGGAATATCAAAATTTCCAAACTGCTGGTTCTGTGATTAAAAAATCATTGTTCGAGGATTTTGGTGGATTCAAACCTTCTATTAAACTTACTTTTATATATGAACTACTACTGAGACTTACTTACAATTCAGTTTCAATTATGACGATTCCTAAGCTTGGATATAAGCACATCAATTTGAGAGAAGGTTCAATCTTTTGGAACTACAAATTTGGTGAAGAAAAAATGATTGAAGATGAAGTAAGATTTTGGATTCAGACCGCTAAGAAAGAATATTTTTTCACCGACGATAGAGTCATAAAATATGAAACATCAAATGCTTAATGCAAGAAACTCTATCTGCACAAACAGAGGATGTATTATCAAAAAAAAGGGGAAGAAAAGCGGTAAAAGAAAATTATTTTGATGTAAGAGAAGAAACGGCAGTTCGGAATTTCCTTATTGCAGAAACCTCCGAAGAGAAGAATAAAATCTACAACGAATTTCTTAGAGCTCCTTTGGACAAGATGATATCGTCTATCATAAGACGTTACAAATTGTATCGTAAAGATATGGATTTTATCGAAATCCATACAGACACTCATTCTTTCTTGATGACCAAAGTTGATAAATTCAAACCATCAAAGAACAAAAAAGCTTATTCATACTTCGGTACCATATGTAAGAATTACCTCATGGGTCAAATTATAAAAGACCAAAAAGAGACAAATAGAAAAGTTTCTTATGAGGATATATCTGCAGCAATAGAAGAAAGACCAGATATGATATACAGAATTGATGAAGATTTAGTACAGTCAGATATTTTAATTTCTCAGTACCTCAACGAGTTGAAAAAGTTTATTGAATTAGAAACTTTAAATGAAAACGAACAAAAACTCGGTTACGCTCTGATTGATTTATTCGACAATTATGAAAGCATTTTTTCAGGTGCCGACAACAACAAATTTAATAAGAACGTAATCTTACTGTCCTTGCGTGAAATGACTAATCTAAGTACCAAAGAAATCAGGAGTTCAATCAAAAGATTCAAAAAACTATATTTGGTTATTCAGCATAAACTAAAAAATTGATAGAAAGTATTTATAGTTATGCCAAGACCACAAAGAAAAGAAATTAATTTTACTAAAGATTCGATTCTATCTCTCATGCAAGAGATATATAATGAGTTAGTTGAGCAAAGACAAACAGCAATACGAATTCAAAATAAAATGTTGTCTATGTTGAAGGACCCCGAAGACATGACGACAATCGGACCCGTCATAGAGAAACAACAGAAAATCGTTAACGATTGTGTTGAGAAAAAAATAAGTCTATCAAAATTACAATCCAGTATTTGGGAAAAATCTAACAGTACTTCTGAATCTTTCTCCATGGCAGATTTGGACGACGACTTACTACAAAATCTCATAGAAAAAGATGTTTCTAATGACGAAGGAACATACAAAATGAGATGAAATGCAGGCAAATAATATTTTAGACGTTACTAACGCTGAAGAGAAAATCAATTCCAAAATTGGTGCTCTTAAAACTGCAATAGATGTTCTTAAGTCTGAAAAGGATTTAAAAAAATCACCAGGTGATGCATTTCAAGAAGCTCAGAAAAATATCACGAGTCAACTCAACAAAATCAAAGATTTACAAAAAAGATTCCAAAGAGAACCACCGAACTCTATGGACCAACTTTTGAATTTCTTGGGTCAGACGAGAGGTAAAAATATTCAAACTTTAAAATATCTGAGGAGAAAAATTTTGGATACCTCAGCCTCTATGGAACCTAAAATGGTTGCAATACTTAAAGAGGAATCAATTAAAGCTTTGGGATGTTCACAAGAACAAACATACAAAGGTACATCTGCAAAAGATTTTCAATTACAACCATTATCAACAATCCCACAAGGACCAAATGATGGATTTCTATATATCCCAGTTCAATCAGTTGATTTTTTCGGTAATTTAAAAAATAGCCCTGATTCACAAATCGGTAAGGTTTATTACGAAAAGCCTGAACCATCCGCAGACCAAATTTTCAGACCATTCGGAGGTCGTGAAACATACCCAATGAATAAACAACTTTATCAACTAATGGAGTCATCCAATATTGGTAGAAGTATGAATCAGATTTTGGGTAAAGATTACGCTGGTGTTTCGGGACAACCCCTATTCGATGTTCAATATACACTGAATAATGGATTGGGAATTTCAGGTAATTTCTACAGGGTTGCATTAATTGATAGAGTTGATAATAGTGGAATAACCGTTAACCGAGTAGGTGAATTTATTTCAGATTACTACAGTACTATCAAACTTGTAGACAACGTAGATGTTACTGCTCAACTTGTAAACATCTTATCTCAGGCACTTAACATTAAGGCAGAGGTAGGGTTTGGTGAATTGGACAAACAATCAAGATTTGCACTTATAGTTCAAAGAATTTTAGGTTTGTGTTTTGATAACAGAAGAGAAATTGACGTAAGTGGTATTGCTAAGATAGGTGAATTAGATGGGGTTGATGAATCATTTTTTGAATTAAATGAAATTGATTTGAGAAATATCGAACTTCAAATTGCTAATATCCAAAAGGGGGTAATGGAATTTGAAGATTGTGATAACGTGAAACTTCCCGTTGATGTAGAAAACTTAGTTGACCAATTAATACAATTTAGAGACTTTACTGCAAGTACAGTTGAACAACAAATTCAAAACTCTGAGCAGATTCTTGACTCTATTGCTGAAAATCCTGATTGGAAAACTTTAATACCAAATAATTTCAACGTAGGAATTGCAATCAATCAACAAATTATCAAAAAAATTCCATTAGCAATTGCGGCAACAGTCCTTACACCAAAGGTCCTATTACCAATTTTTACCGTAATGGCAATTACACAGTCAGCCGCGACCTTCACCTACAACCAAGCGGTAACAAGTGCCAACACACAAATTCAATCTGCGAATACTTTCATAACGTCAGCAAATACAATGCAGACTCAAATTGGTCAAGAGGGTAGTAACATAATCACAAGTGGTGAAGATTTCTTAAAAAAATGGAAAACTTTTTCAATTGGTGTGATATCAAGAATCAATGAAGAATTTTTGAAAACCCTATATGAGGTTTTGAAAAAAGATATTTTAGGTTTAATTGCAATTGTGATTCAGGATGTTGAAAAATCTAAGGTATTGAAAAAATATGCAATTATACTTAGATTACTTGAGCTAACAATTATAATTGCTAAAATCATAAATGATTATAAAAGATGTAAATCTTTATTGAGTAGTATACTTCTTTTACTAAACTTAATTAATGGCTTAGGTAAAAAAGCTCTCTTCGGTAGTAGACAAGATATTCCGTTACCGCTTTTGTTAGCTGCTAGTTTACTTCCTGGTTTTTCACCTGAAAGAGCCACAATAAATTTTATAGAAAAATTACAAGGACTTGGTATACCTACAGGAACTTTACCTGATGGGTCTCCCAATTTGATGTTACTCTATAATTTGATGACCAACAAATCGATTGACGAAGAAAGAGCCAATAATGAAAAGATACGTATTGTTTTGGATTCTCCAATCACTGGTGTTGGTAAAGCAATTTAATTATGACTAAAGAAGAATTAAATGAGATAGTAAACGAACAATCAAATTTGGGTAATTTACCAAATGCTAAATTGATTAAGTTCATGGATTTGTTGAGTGATGATTTTGAAATTACAAAAAGAAATGTAATTGCTGGCACAATATACTTAGATAAAGTAGAACAATTATATAACAACATTTTAAAGACGTACAATGAGCGAACAAGTGGATGATAAAAGTATATTTTTTCAATGTAAGGTTTTGGATATCCAAGACCCTATGATGCTTGGTAGAATCCGAGGTGTTAGAATAATTGATAACTATAATGATATTATAAAGGCGGTTACAGACCCACCATGGAATCCTGAAAAAGACCCATGGACATCTCGTGACCCATTGGTGTTCAATCCCTTATTACCGTACTTCTTGTATCAAGTTCCAAAAGTTGACGAACTTGTTCAGGTAATTTATGTTAATAAAGATTTTCAATATCAAAACCAATATTACGTACAAAATACTTTTTCAAGCCCAACCACAACATTCAAAGAATTTAATTTTGGAGCAAATAAATTTACAGGTACGGGTATGCAAATCAAAAACCCAAAGCCTCTAAAAAACCAAGACGGAACTTATACTGACCGTGCAATACACAAAGGCGTATTCCCTGAACCAGGTGATAATGCACTATTAGGTAGAGGAAGCGCTGACGTTATAGTAAAACAAGATGATGTATTAATAAGGGCAGGTAAATTTAAAGGACAAGAACTACAACCAAACGTAACTCCCGTTAACAACCCACAAAGAGCATTCTTACAGTTATCGAGAATGCAAAGCACAAAACAAATCTTACCCCCTCAGAAATTCTTCGAACTACAAGAATCTGTTGTGTTGGTAAAATATCTTATTGAGTGGGTAATAACCAACCCTGAAAATATTCAAGACAAATTCACAGGTGACGTTTATTTATATCAACTCAAACCAGACGCCTCAGTGAATTCAAAAAATCTCACAGTTAATAGTGTTGTGAAAGATAATTTGAAATCACTTGTTGCAACAGAATCGTTTTCATCTTTATCAAAAGTTGATACTATTAAATTTATAAATGACTTTATAAAGGCATGTAACGATACAGACAAAACTATTAGAGGGACAAAATTATTTTCCAACAATTCCGCATCCAACAAATTTCCAATTTTTTACAGACCAAGTCCTTTGATGTATCAAAAACTCAATGTTACATCAATTCAGGGCGCAACAGCACTTCCCTCAACAATTTTGAACTTGATACAAATCTACAAAGGTGTAAAACTTAACGCAGGAGGGAAAGGGGGATATGGGTTGATTTACGCAAAAGGAAAGGTTGGAATACCACAAATACCAAAGAAAAGAATTGTACCTGACGTAAAATACACAACAATTAGTAATACTATGGGTGCGCTTGGTGCAGATAAAATATTTTTATTATCTCACAATTCACAAATACCAGGTAAAAGTAAAATTGTAATGGACAATACTTTATATGGGATTGACGTAGATAAACAATCAGAACTCAAAGAACAAACAGCTAGTTTTGTACGTGGGGAACAACTTATGGAACTCATAGATTTGATTGTTAGATTCCTTGTAACACACACTCACGCTTATCCTGGGTTACCTCCAGTACCTGTTACACAAGACGGTACTTCAGTTTCAAAAATTCTCGAAGAATTACAAAACGCCGCAAACAAAATACTTAATTCCAATATCAGACTTAATTGATATTTATAAGAAAAAGTAAATGTCGATTTTAAGGTCTTATTTCAGTAAAAATAATACAATCACCTCAAACTCATATGTGAACACGGGAAGAAACCCAGTAGTTCAATTGAATTTTGGTGCATCTGATTATCTCGTACCAAACTACGGATACACAAGATTCATCTTTGATTTGGATTTATCTTTACTTGAAGAGATGATTGATACAGGTACAATTTCAACGGGTTGTACTTCTGCAATGACCCACACCCTTAAAATGACCAACACTTCTTCTTTCGATAATGAACTATTAAACACATTCATGTCTGACTCAAGAAGAAGAGCAACATCGTTCGATTTGATATTGTTCAGAATACCAAAATTCTCGGGTTCTACGGGGTCAATTCAAGAATGGGACGAAGGTGTCGGTTACGATTATAATGACTTTAACATAGCTCAAAACAGCGCACAGGGTGGTTCTGCACCTCTTACCTATGTAGACCCAAGAAGTTTTTCAACAAGACCATCGAATTGGTATCAAACTACCACAATCAATAATTGGTCACAGCCAGGAATTTATAATAATAATAACGAAGGTTTGGTTAATTTTTCAGGACTTACTATTGTAGCAGAACAACATTTTGAGTTGGGTAATGAAAATTTGAATATGGATATGACCAACGAAATTAATGGCATCCTTAACGGTAGTATTACGGGGGTCACAGGGTGGGGATTAGCATATTTACCACAAATAGAAAACATAACAGGATTAACAGACAGTTACAGTGTAGCATTCTTTTCAAGACATACCCAAACTTTTTATCAACCGTTCTTACAAACAACATTTGATGATTATATCCAAGATGATAGAAATCAATTTTTGAAAAACCAAGAAAACAAATTGTACCTTTATGTTTTCCAAAATGGTAATTATGTAAATTTGGACTCAGACCCAATAGTTAGGATAGAAGATAGAAACGGAGTTGCTGTAAATGGAATGGCAACACTATCAACATGTTTAAGTACAAAAGGAATTTACGAAGTTATCGTTCCAAATGGATTTACTGGTGCTACACCTTGCCAATATTATGATGTGTGGTCAGGTTTGACGATTAACGGACAGTCTTTACCAAACGTAACAAACACGTTTACATTACAACAATATACTGCAGGAATTCAAATCGGACCATTATCAAAAGAACCACAAAAATTTGGATTTAATTTCTATGGGATTTTACAAAATGAACAAATTTTGAGCACCGATATCAGAAAGGTTGGTGTAACAATAAAAAAAGCCTACACAGGACAGCAAATGTTATTAGATGTTTCTGCCTTCTACAGAGTTTATGTAACGGAGGGTACAACTGAAGTACAAGTTCAAGATTGGACTCCTCTCAATAGAACTCCAAACGAATATTATTTCATTTTTGATATGAGAGACAAAATTCCAAATCAATATTTTGTGGACATACAAGTGAATACTTCTGGCGAAAAAGATACTTATAAAAAACAATTAACCTTTTCAATCGTAAATGTAAAATGAAAAAATTAATCAAAATAGATGAGCAAGACTTGGAAAATTTAGTCAAAAAAGCATTGAAAGAGCAAGTTCAAGAGCCAGCCAATTATATGTTCTTTAGTAATCTTCAACAAATAAAAAGACAGTGTGAGATGTTATTGAACCTGGACCCACAAAAAGTTGACGATATTATTCAAAATGGACACGATTGGGCGGATGACCACGTATCCGAAGCTAAAACGAATATGGACCAAGTTTTCGATTTCATGATGAATGAAACAAAAAAAATGGACCAATATGTCGACTATGAAGATTTGAGTGAAGGTAGAAAGAAAACTGGAACCAAGTTGTGTGCTCGAGGTAAAGCAGCCGCAAAATCCAAATTCAAAGTTTATCCTTCAGCATATGCTAACGGATATGCAGTATCTGTTTGTAAAGGAAAAATTAAAGGATTGGACGGTCAAAAAAGATGTTCAGGGGCATATTGTTAATTCAATATAATTCATTTATATTTGTCCCATGGAAAAACACGAAGTAGTCGGATTTATACCCAAACTTCTCTACAAAATATTTCTTTTCTTAAAAGATAAATTTGACCCAAGACCTCAAATTACTGATGAGGAGACATTTGCCCGACAAATTTGTGATAAAATGATTCAACACTCAGAATCTAAGTTAAATTTTACCCCGCTATCTTCAAAAAGAATCATCAAAAACGAACCACTAAACATGTACATTGTTATGGAAAACTATACAGTACATGTTATTAACCACGTATACAGCTATAGTGTATATTTCCAAGACAGCAATTCCTTCAATCAACTAAAAGAACTGTTTGACCAGGTTATGGAAAAAAAACGTGAAAACTTGGAAACTGAAATTAGGAGTAATATTCAACACTCTCTTAAGAAAATTTTAGACAAACTTAATTAAAGTTAGTATCTTCCCGTCATATATACATGAAGAACCTCAGGTATCCTATAACAAAAACTCTTCTCACCAACATTATTAATACAAGGAACAGGTTGTAATTTTTTCAGAATCCTTTTCAACTCCAAAGGGGCATTTGAGAACATTTTATCAATTTCTTTTACAGGATATAATCTGTTAGAGTCGTATTGTTCTTTAAGAACTTTTTTAATGATATCTTTTAAACTTTCGTTTTTTGGTTTGTAAGAGGTCATGGTTGGCTTGTTACCTGTTCCAACTTTGGGGTCTTTTTTTTCGGCTTTTCTTTTTTGTTGGCACGCAGCTCTTTTTGCGGAGTCAGACATTTTTGAAGCAACTCCAGCAGCTCTACATTTCGGATATCCTTTACTACTCGCTTCAGGTCTTCCACAAGGAGGATGTCCTCCACCTTCTTTTTTTCTACATATATTCACCCATGGTCCCTTAGGTTGTTTACTACCTTTAGGTTTTTTCTTTGTACCAAACCAAACAGCTAAATCTTCTTTCAAAACTGTTTCATATTCACTTTTTGGTATCTTCGCAATTCTTTTTATCTCTTCAGGGGTTCCAGGTGCATCACTACCCATAGGATTATATCCATTCATAGGATTTCCATCGTCATCACTTTGAGAAAACATTGATTTAGCCTTTTTTGCTTTGTTTATCGCCTTTTTTTCATTTTTATTTATTATTTTGGTACTTCTTTCCATTTTACCATCATAACTATCATAAGCATTGGTTGCGCTCACGTAATCTGAAACGGCACTCACAAAAGGTCTCAATGGTTCTTTTTCCCATAATTGTGGGGCAAGTACCAAAGGAATTTTCATTCTTCCTGAACTTCCAGAACCTGTAGTCTCACTTATTGAAAATTTTTTCATATCTTTACATTAATAAATATCTATTATCATGGATGTTAACAACGAAATTTTAATCTCCAAAATAATTAAACTTGAACATGAGATAACTTCAGAAGTACTGAATGGTCATAAACCTTTTGTCGGTGACCATTTAGAAAGTAAAAGAAATGAGGTTAATACTCTCAGATGTGTTGTATATGGTTACGAAAGCATTTTTTGTAAAAAAAATTTGGCAGAAAAACCTTAATCAACTAAATTTGTAAAAATTAAACTATATGAGACTTATACTTACTTTAATTCTATCTTTCGCTCTTTCTGTATCATTTTCTCAAAACCATGGACTTATTCATTATTTGAATGGAATCAAAGCAGCTGAGGATATTGAGGCGATGAGGCAGAATGGTCTGAATTTTCAAATTCAACCTAAACTAATATCGGTCGATAGTTTTCCCAAAATAAATACACTTTTGGAAGATTATAAGTCATATATCTCCACCTATTATAGACAGATTAACTCCATTACTTTTTTAGACACTTACCAATTCACTAAACTTGATAAAAGAAACATGAGAGTTCAAACTGTATGCTATGTCCAATATAAGAATAGAGACTATAAGTGGGGTGGATGTAAGTATTTCGAAATTTTCTACGTAAACTCAGACCTTTATTTTACACCAACTGTAGTTGAATATTCTGACCGATACGAGATGGAAGTCACTGTTGCCGAAAAGATAAATTATAGTTTGGTTACCGTTAGGTCTACTCTTCTCATTTTTTGATTTTCTTCTTCGGTACCACAGGTTCCTTTTGAACCTTGTGCAACTACTCTAAATTGAGCATTTTTTAATTGAGGTATATTGGTTATTAAGAAATTTTTCAGATTTTGAGCACGAGCTTTAGTGAGATTTAAATTCCCAATATCATTTTTATCTGCTTGCGGGTCCACTGTAACATCAGGATATGTTGATTTATCATCACTCCATTTACCATTGACCTTATTAGCCTCTTTATAACCAGCACTACATTTGGATGCTGATGACTGAATATCAAAAATAAATTTGGACATGTCGTTACCTTCTACGAATTTTTTAAACTGAATGAAATTAGGGTCATTCAGAATTTCATCTGTTGTAGGAGTGGAAACATTGTCTTTAAATTTATCCCCCAAAGGAATCGCCTGTGGTGGTTCTGGCTTAGGTGTTTCTTCTGGTTTAGTAGGTACGTCTTTATTGAATCCTTTAGGCATTGGGTATGAAGTGACTAATGTTGGTAATACCAAAGAGAAATAACCGAGTTTTTTACCGTAAAAAACATCAGTTTCGGGGTTGAATAAAGTTGTTGAATTTGTTTCTAATTGGTCAAATTCGATAACTTTATTGTTTTGCGAATAACCCCAATTTTTCGTTGGGCCCGCAACTGCAATCATGACTGTTATCGGAGAACCGTTTCTGTAAGTAACACCATAGAACATTTGATTTAGAGCAACACCAGATTCTTCTTTCCCTCGATATAAAAATGAATTTTTCGTAATTTCGTTACCATTATCAAACCTAAATTCTTTTTTTGATAATTTGGTCATTGAAAATCTAAATTCGTCCTTTCCCATATCAGCCAAGACTTTGTCCTTAAGAACTTCAACCTTGATTGGTCTATTTTTTTTGTCCACTTCGGTAACTTTACATTGATAGGATTTTTCCATATCTCTAGCATAAATAAGATATGGTTTGTTCCAATCGACATAATCTGAACCAACAGACATTGAAGGTTGTGAAAGAAAATAAGCATAGTTTTCGTCTTGGTCTAATAAAACGTTTTGGGTACCAGGACCCTGTACTGGATTTACCTCCCCTTGTTCTCTAACTAAATATAATTTCTTAGTTGCATTTTCATGTAATTGTAGAATCCTAATTTTTTCTTCCACACCAATATTCCACGTTTGTTTAATCATGATGAAAACTTTATTAATAAATATCCATATAATAAAAAAAGGGTCCCGAAGGACCCTTTTATATAAAGGTTAGACCATATTATCTCAACTCTTTCAAATCGAATGTTCTAACTCCATCAACTGTGACTCTACCATAGAAACGGTTGTTAACCATTTTCTTAGCGTATCTAGTCATGATACCCTTGATAGGTGTGAAGTTGAATGGGTTATACATTGTAGGTGTAAGTTGTAAAGGTACGTATGGTGCGTAGATATAACCTGTATCAAGAAGCGAAGTTCCTTTGTGTCCAATTAACACTTGGTTTGGTGGGAAGTAAGGGTCTCTGTAAACCTGGTATCTACCAGCAAGAGTTCCTACTCTCTCAATACCCATGTTGTATTGGTCTTGCTCAGGAGCTGCATTTGAAACGTGGAAATATTCTAAGTCATCGAAAATCGCAGAGATTTCAGATGATACAACAATCCAGTTTGCACCGCCTCTTAATGTTGATTTGTGGATTTGAGCTGAAAGCTGGTTGATTGCAGTAATCAACGTTTGGTTCCAGTCTTTCTGAGTGTAAGGTTGTGCGCTTCCACCTAATCTCTTCCATCCGTTGTAATCCCATCTTAAGTTCCATGCTGCACCTTTTCTAAGGTCTCTCAAGATTTCTCTATCGATTTCAGCTGCGACTTGCTCAGACAATAAAGCTGTTAATTCAGCTTCAGCGTCGATGTTGTGGAATGCTGCAACGTCTTGTGCCATTTCTGGTGACCATTGAGCTCTTAATTTTCTTTCTGTTACAGAAACTGTTACAGACATAAGGTCAAATGATACCTCACCAATCTTATCTTCAAATTCCAAGTTCTTGTACAATCTATAAGTTGCAGAGAACGCGTTGTTAGAAGCTGTTGATGAAGAGAACGTTGAACCTGTGTAACCGTCCATAGAACCACCGCATGTAATACATACAGGAACTTGTAGGTCGATTTCAAGATAAATGTCTCCATCAACATCACAGATATTGTCGAATTGACCACCATCTGTTAATGATTCAGGGAACGCTAAACTTGCGTTGTTGTTACCGTACTCTACGATACCTTTACCATATCTTTGAGTTACAACTCTAAATAGGTATGGACCACCGCCCACAGTTGTTGTGTTTGTAGACACACCGTAGATAGTCAAATCAGACAAGAAAGATTCTGTGTCGATTGGGTTACCGTCAGGACCGATTAATTTACCAGCTCCGTCAGAAGCAAAACCACTCATGATTACAAGTACTTTTCTGTAGTTATCCTCTGCATAAGCCGCTGGTTCAAGATTCAAAGTAGTGTTGTTCCACTGAGCTGTTACAACTGAAGTTACTGCAGATGTTACAGAAGTGAAAGAACCTTTTGAATAATCAAATAAACCTGGTGGGTCTAATGCTGGTTCGTTACCTTCATAAAATCTATCATAAAGGTCTCTTCCGTTGTTATAGTTGTATCCTGCATTTGGAGATGCTGGACCATTTGGTGCACCGTATGGTGAAAAGTGTTGGTTAAGACCTTCAGCTGCTGCTGGGTCATAACTCTGAATGTTTGGTACAAAGTAGAATAATTTACCAATTGGTAAGTTCATTGCTTGTACTGAAACGATGTCGTTAGCTAACAACTTAGAGAACACTCTTCTTACGATTGGAAATACAACAGTTTCAAATGCACCTGTATCAGATGTAGATGAAGCTTCGTTGATTAAGTAAGAAGCTTGGTTTTCATAAAGTTGAGCAACGTTTTCTCTCATGTGACCTTTAAGACCCTCTAAGAATCCTAATTTGTCCCATTTTGTGATTGTGTCTTCTTTGATAACCTTAAGGTGCTTAAGACCGATGTTACCAACAAGACCTGATTCTAATAATGCTCCCATTTTGAGTATTTTTTAGTTTTTATTTATTTTATTTATTTTTACCCCAACTTAGACATTAAGTCTTTCATTCTCATGAATTGAGGATTTTCGTATGTTTTTGATTCAATCAAATTAACAGCTGAACCTGACGATACAGTATTGTTGATTTTCTTTTCAACTGACTCATTGATAGATTTTGTTTCAGTTTTTGTTAACTCATCTTTCAATGATTTGTAAAGAGACTTAGACTCTTTCAAAGATTCAACATCGTCGAATCTTCTAAGAATGTTAATTTTCTCTTTCTTTGTAGTTGAATGTTCTGTAAACAATCTTGTAGCGTATGCTAAGTTTGAATTGAAGATTGCAACTTCATTCAGTTTTTCTCTGAATACATTAAGTGCTTTTCTGTACTCTTCATTTTTTTCTCTCAACATTGAGATTTCAGCTTCTAAAGATTCTACCTTAACACCATTTTTTCCGTAAACATATTTACGGTTGTTACTGATGCCTTTTCTCAAACCTCTACCTTCTTTTGAACCATTTCCATAAGTTCTTGCAGCTTCTTTAGTTTCTCTTTTTTCAAAACCTGCGTCATCTCTACGAGCCTTAGTGGTTTTGAGGTCTTTAGAAGCAATTTTACCGTGCTTCATAGATAACCTTTCATCCTCTCTGTCTTTGTATCCTTGACCTTCTTTTGTTTCTGCCTTAACAACTTTGGATTTTCCTTCCATATTTTCACCCTTCTTGTATTCGAATTTAGCTTTACCAGTTCCCATCATTTTTGGACCTTCTTTTTTGTCCTCTTTGAATCCACCAGCTGCTTTGTCCTTATATTTGAATTTAGGACCGCTACCAATTCCAACACCTTTAGGTTTTACAGACATTTTACTCTCTTTAGTTTCAGATTTCTTTGCCTTTTTGTGATTGTATGCTTCCTCCAATTGGTCATCCTCTTCATCAAGCATGTCGTCATCTTCTTCGAGGTGGTCTTCACCTTCTTCGAGGTCTTCTTCATCCTCTTCATCAAGCATGTCTTCACCTTCTTCGAGGTCTTCTTCATCCTCTTCATCAAGCATGTCGTCATCTTCTTCATCTAGCATGTCGTCATCTTCTTCGAGGTCTTCTTCATCCTCTTCGTCAAATTCGATTTCATACATGACTTCTTCATCGTCTTCCATTTCTTGGTCGTCTTCGATGTTACCATCGTTCGAAAAAATTGCGTCGATTACACTCTGTGTATCTACGTCGTCCATTTCGTCCATTTGCATTTCTTCTAAGTTTTTGTCTTCTTCAGACTCACCAAGCTTTACAAGGTATTCTGTGTCTGCGTTAGTATCAGAAAGATGAATATCTTCACCGTCTTTTTTCACGATGATACCATCTTCTTCTCCCATTGCTTTAAACACTTTGAGAATTTCCTCGTCGGAAGCGTCAGTTAAATCTATTGGAGTTTCATCAGAATCCATGTCCATATCAATTTCCATGTCCATGTCTTCTTCATTATCTGTATCCATATCTATGTCTAACTCTTCGTCATCCATGTCCATGTCTACTTCTGCATCAACCTCGGTTTCATCATCTTGTTCTGAAAGAGATTCTTTTACTAATTGATTGATTTCTTCCTTCATTGTAGAAGCAAGTATTCCTTTTGCATTTTCGGCGATAGCCTCTTCAACATTTTTCATTTGAATGAGCGCCTCTTCAACTATGTTTTTAGTTTCTTGCATGAAAAAATTAATTATTTTACTCTATAAATAGTGTCTTATAGAGAAAAGTTTATTTTAGGCTTGTACAAAAGCTCTATCTTGTAATGAAATAACTGAAACTTCTTTACCTGATTGGGATTGTATCCAAGTACTTACGTTTGGATAAGTATCGTAAATCAAATATGAAAAACTATTTCCTGTTGCAATATCTTTCAGGCCAACACTATAACATTCTGTTGTTGACGGGTTGTTCAATAACAAATTTTGATTGAGTTGGTAAGAAATTTGTAGTGGAGTAAAATTATTTGAATCGCAATATAATATTGCTGAAGACATATTTGAGCCTGATAAATAAACTGCTATTTGTTCATTAGAGGCGTTTTTGTATAATAGAGAGAATAACATATTTTTTTTATAATAAATATGTTCCTAAATAAAAAAAAGTGGTCAATGACCACTTTTACTTTTCTATTACTTCGTCGATTTTACTCTCCGATACTGATGTTATTCTCCAATCGTATGAAAAAGACTCATATCTTTTTGTAACCTTCGCTTCAACATCCGTAACCGAAAAACCTTTAACAAGTTTTTCTTCTCTAATTTTTTTAATCTTCCCTGTATTATCATCGGGAAGTTCGTACTGAATTTTTGCAACAAAATATTTCTCGTCCATATAATTATTTTCCTAAATAATGAGTAAGTTTTTTCATCAAGTCAATAGATTTACCCATTGGCTCGATTGATTTTTCACGGTTCTTCTTTTCCTCTTCTAAGTTTTCTTCATACTTGGACCTGTCGTCAGGGTCAGTAAAAAGGTAAGCTCCTGGTGTTGATGGTGATGAAACTAAATCAAAACATATCAATTCAAAATCATCTTGAACTTCGTTTCTTTCTCCAATTTTTTTCAACGAACCCACTCCACGAGAAGATATTCCCAACGTAACCCCTTGTCTCATAAGATTTGCAGCAACATCTCCTTTTGATGAAACAATTCCTCTTTCGTGAAAACCTGGTGTTGTTAATAATTTTAATTTACCCATCAAGATATTTTTATCCCACCATATGTCTGTGATAATGTGCGATACTCTATCTAAGTCAATTAATGAAGACTCAGGGTGATTCAACTCTGAAGTAGAAAGTCCTTTAGATATAATTTTTTTGTAATTATCTGCTTCTCTTTTTAAAATTTTTTCAGGATAAAATCTACCGTTTCTATTCGGTGTATCGTATTTCTGAAGAACAGCATAGAATTCAAAAGGGTTCCTATAATCTAAATTTGCTGCTTCCTGTAGAACTTTTATATTTTTTTCATCTTTTGGTGAAACAAAACCTGCATCCATTTCTATCAAAATTCCATGACCAAGTTCGCTTGCTTCCAATATTCTTAAATTCTTCATTAAGGTTTTTTAGATAAATATATTGGTTAGTCAACTTTATTGACTTCAGTCTTTTTAGTGAGGGAAAATTCGAAGTATTTGTTATTGGAAATATTATCCTTGAAAATAGATTTTACAATATTTTTTACTGAGTCTTTTACTTCTTTGGATTTAAAATCCATTTGATTTTTGACGTATAAATTTACTTCTAAGTTGAAAAAAGATTTTTTTCCTGACGAAATACCGCTTGTTCTTAAATCTAAGTCTACAATACTTTGTTCCCTAAAATAATCTGTATTTATTGAACTGAATACAGAATGTTTAATTTCTCTACTTAGTATACCAACAACTCTATTCCAATTGTCGGTGTCGTATTTTGGGGTAACCCAAGATTGTATGTTTATGTATAATGATTTTAAATTTTTGGAATCTACTGTTCCGTAACTAGATTTGATTGGAGTGAATAGCTTTAACTTTACACTTTTTCCCTTCTTCATTAATTTTCATGTTATGTAGTTTATTTTTAAAAAAATACTACATATAAACATGATAGTCAAAAATTTCTTGTAAATTAGAGATATTTGTAATATATGCTAATAGTCAACATACAAAATACTGAAAATCTTGAAAGAGCTCTAAAAACTTTGAAATCAAAAGTAATCAAAACCAAACAAAATCAAGAACTCCTTAATAGAAAAGAATACGTAAAACCTTCGGTAAAAAAGAGAAAAAATCTTTTGAAAGCAATCTACACAAACAAACTTAAAAATTCTTAAAGAGAACCTTCTAAATTTTTCAATTTCAAGAAATTCAATTGGTCAAATTTTTCTTGTTTTAACTTATCTATAGTTTCGTTAATTTTTGTTTTAACGTCACTTTCATTTTCGTTTTCAAGAATAGATTGTAATTTTGAAATCGCACTTGTTTTCAACTCCTCGAATCTATTTTCCAAATTTCTATTGTCTTCAGAAACAATTTGAAAAAATTCCTTTTTTGAATTCTCATCCATAGTTTCGATATAACTTCTTAGAGTTTGATTTGCAATTTTCACCATTGATGTAACAGGGATATTAATTGATTCTTTGACTGAACTTTTTTGTTTTTTCAAAGTTTCAATAATATTTTTCTTAGCTTGAACTCTCTCAGAAAGACTTATCTTCTTGGTATAAACCAAGGTGTCGATATCTGAATAGTTGTTAGAAACTTCCTCTTCTAATGACTTTGGTAATTTGATTGAGGGTAAAATTCTTTGAAGAAGATTTACTCCCTCTTCGATAAATTCTTTGGCTTCTGACTCATTGAGCCCTTGTGGTGTACTTAATTGGTCATAAAGATTATAAACTTTAGAAATAGATTTGTTATTCAAAACATTGTGTTTGAATTCGCGTAAACTTTTTTTGAACTCTACCTCGTTTTTGTAGGATTCTAACAAGTTTTTTTCGATAAGGGATTTGATTTGGCCGAACGTCATTTTTTTATTTACAAATAAATATTATGACTTCAACAACTTTTCGAGTTCTTTTTCAATTTCTCCCAAAGATTGTTGGGCATTGCCTAAATCAATTGCTTTTGACTTCTCAAAAAGGCTATTTTCCAATAAAATATTCATGTCCTTTTTGGTAGATTCGGGAGTAATTCCTGCCGCTAGTTCACCGCCAGGTGGAGGTGGTGGTAATTCTTCCCCGCCAGGTGGAGGTGGTGGTAAAGGTGCCGCACCACCCAATTCTTCAGTTCCGCCAGGGGTTGTTGCCGCTCCAGCAGAAGGTGTTCCTCCTGAAGCACTTCCGTACAATTTATCTATATTATCAAACAATCCTGTTTTACTGATTACTGTTGGAGTAGCTTTCAATTCTTCTCCGACCGCTCTTTCGATTCTTTGTTGTTGTAAGTCTAATCTTATTTCTTCATCTGACCAACCAAAAATATGTTTTTTAGCCCATGTTGATGAAGTTGCTTGAATACCATTTCCTGGGTCTGCAACCAAGTCTTTGTAAAGAAGAATTTTTTCTTTCCATACGTCAACTTTTAATAAATCAGCTTGAGTTGATGGGTTGGTTAATCCTAATGTGAAATTCCCTAATTCATCCTCAAATCCGAGTAGAAACAAATGGACGATTGCGATTTTATTTAATTCCGCAATCATACTTTTTTGAATCCTGTTTATAGTTCTCGCGAAACGTATGTCTTGTAGAGCAAGATTTTTTCCATCACCAACAACTTCTTCAAATCCTAAAAATGCTTTAGGTACACGAAGAGCCGTTAATAATTTCTTTTGGATGTATTCAATATCGGCAATCTCAGACAAGTTTGTTGCACCAGGTAAAGTTGTGATTGGGTCGGGTGCCGCTGGGTCACGAACAGGAATGAAATAGTCTTGGTCAACCGCCATTTGGTTGAATCTCATATCTACGTTACCTGTTTTACTATCAACAATTTGTTCTCTTTTAAATTTGTTGGCAACACGTTGTACATATGCTTCAACATCGTCATCATTCATATTTCCAACAAAGACCTTAAACATTCTTCTTTCAGGAGCTCTTGATGTACGATAAATCAACATTGCATCTTCTGAAAGTAAAAGTTGTTTCCAAATTCTTCTAGCCTTTTCCAACATAGAAGTACCGTATGGTAATTTTCTATCGTCACCTAATAATCTGAAGTGAGCTATTTCCCATGATTGGAACTCCATGTTTTTATTTCTCCATGTAAAATGAAGGGCTTTTTTGTCTTTGTCCAATTCTTGGGTAATATCAACTGAGATTTTTGCACTTACACCAATTTCATGTCTTTCAATTTCGATTGTTGGTAATTGTTGGCAACCTACAACACCTTTTTCAGGGTCCAATTTTAAATACACGAAGTTATCACCATACTTACAAGTGTTTCTTGTCCACATTGGTAGGTTAGTGTTTATATCTAAGTTGTTGTTGAATAAATCCGCTAGTACTCCTTTAATTCTTTTTGATTCAGAATAAATTTGTAGAATAAATCCGTCTTCGTTAGTTGTTGTGGATTCTTCCGCATAAATGTCTAACGCTGCAGAAATTTCAGGAGTATACTCCATTGACTCATAATCATATTGTGCTGAGAGTCTTGTTGGCTCATAATAAATGGCTTGTGAGTAAAGATTGTTTTCAACCTTAGCCCATTGGTTTGTGAGATAAAAAGTCTGTTGCGCTTGCAACTTCTCCATCTCATACTCTTCCCTACTTTTAGTACGTAATAATTCCTTTTTATCAAACTTGAATGTTGGATAATCTTGTCCAAGTAATGAATCAGGACCAAATGTTTGTGATAACCTCTGCCAAATCGTTAAATTCTTCTCAGCCATATTACAATTTTACTTCTTACCTTGATAATATAAATAGTTATTTTGCACCAAATAACCACCCATATTTTTGGTAATCCTGTTTGCTTGGACCTTGAGAATTGGGATGTTGTCTACCCATCTGAGGAATCATCGGGTTGAAATATTCTGATGTATTTTTGTTCTCACTTATTGCTGTTGACCACGAGTTCAACATAGCCTTTGTGTGATTAACCACTTTTAGTAACGATTGGAATGATTTTTCCGCAGTGTATATTGCCATCGAGATAGCCATAATACAATCGTCATGATGACCTTTTTGGTGGTCAGGTCTTCCGTTCACGTAAATGAATGTGTTCATTTCATTATACAATCTATGTGAATAGGTTTTGAATCCATGTCTCACAGCTTCTTCAAATGCAGATATAATTTGTACCCTTTTTGAATTGAAATTTATACCAGGTATTTTTTCATTCAGTTTCGGGTCCCACTTCCACTTTTTTGATGGGTCTACGTTATCGACATATAAACCTGCAGGATAGGACATCTCTTGCATTTTCCTTGCAGTAGAGACCCCCATACCCCCTGTAATATCAATTACACAAAAGGCGTTATACATTGACCCCCACTTGAATGCAATCTCCGCTATAACGTCGGGAGGCACTTTACCAACGTATTCTAATACTTGTTCCCTCTCATCAAAATCAATTATTTCAATACATGAGAAATCTTCTGAGTCACCTCTTGATACGTCAACACCCATTACATATTTGTGACTATTTTCAGGTTCTTTGAAAATCCACAAGGAACCACCCATTAGTTTTGCCGACGGTTCTCTCAGTTGGTTTTTAGCAATTGTTTGCATCAAATCAGATTCAAATACGTTATCACCTGAACCTAAGAAATTGCATTCCAATTCCTGTGCTACCCTTCTTCTGTCGAATTTAAGTTTTTTTACCATTCCCTCAAACCACGCAGAACAAGGTTTGTAACCTTTTGTTATGTAATCTAGCGTTATTTCATGGTCTCTTTCGTATGGATTATCTACAGATAAATCTATAACAGTATCACTTGGATAATCTTCTCGATTAAGTAGATAATGAACCAAGTCATTTGTTTTTACCATATACAAATCACGAGTATATCTTGGGTCACGATACCAAAACATTTCAGAGATTTTGAACTCATTCATGTTTCTTAAGGCTTGGTCGTAGATGTCGTAATAAATCGCATCATATCCGTTTGGAGTGGAAATTACAATTACCTTACCACCTGTAGAAAGTGACGCCATACACGCAGACCAGAAATCATTATCTGCTTCAATGAACGCCGCCTCATCAAAAATCAATATGGTTGGGGTATATCCACGAAGTGCATCCTTTGATGTTGCAACCGCCTTTACTTCACAATCGTTTGTAAGTTTAAAATGTCTTTGTGAATTTTTTTCTGGTGAGAAACCAACACCAACCCAAGAAGGCCACTGTTCAGTAAATCCTCTTACCTTGTTTGCCATCTCAACTGACGTATCCAATTTGTTGGCAATGATTAGAATTTTTTCAGGTTTGTTTTTTTTGGCAAAAACAAGTTTTTTTGATGCCCACGCGGCAGTCACTGTAGACACACCTGCTTGTCTATACTTCAATGCAATATTTTCATTGAAATTGTCGTAATCTTCAATCAATAAAACTTGGTCAGGGAATAAATCTAATGGTACGTATTTTTGTACTGTGTTGTCGTACGTCTGTAAATAAGTTTTAAGAGCATAAGGAGTACTCCTCATGCACTTAGTAACTTCTATAATTAATTGTTCTTTAGTCACCTATTGAAATCATTTAGGTCTCGATATACCTAAACTACTTAAGAAATCATCAATATCGTCGTCATCGTCCTCATCTTCCGAGTCTGAACCACTTTCTTCTTTGTAGTCATCAAACTCTCTTTTGAGTTCCTGAGCTTCTTTCATGATTTCATCAAATCTTTGGGTTGCTTTTCTGACTTTTGATTGGTCTTCAGAAATGGCATTTCCAATAATCTCCAAAAATTCTTCGGCAGGTATTTGGTATAACTGTATGTGAAACCAATTTATCAGACCCTTATTCTCGTCTTCGAACATCTCATCAGGTAATGCGAATCTAATTTTCTCAACAATCTCAGGACCTATTCTCAATTGCATTGGTTCGTTTGATAAAAGGTCAACTTGTCCTTGAACCTTTTGTCTCATTCCTTGGTCTTGAGGTAAACCGTATCTACCTTTAGCTTCTTCAACACCTTTAACTATTTCGTGGCATAGTATTGGAAAAATAGCACCGTATGCTTTGATTACAGTATCTGGTTTTTCTTCACCGCCTTGTTCATCACCTTCTTCTTCATCATTATCATCCAATTCAACTTTACCCGCAACTCCTTGACCTGTCTGACTCATCAATTCAATCATCTGTTCCATAGTAAAATATAGAAAATCGTTGATTGCCATGATACCCAAATAGTCTCTATAAAGAGATGGGTCGATTGCATCGAGTCTAGCTTTGACTTCAGGTTTTTGAAAAAGATAATGTCCTTTCTTAGCTGCACCTTGAATTATAGCATTGATGATATTTCTTTTGTGTTTTTCTAATTCAAGTAATTCTTCATCGGTTAAATCTTCAACATCAAACGATGGTATTTGAAATTTCGGTTCTTTTTCTTCATCCTCATCATCTTCTTCATCCTCAGGTTCATATCTGAAATTAGAAGTATCAATAGGCTCTCTATTCAAATTAGGCTCTATTTTGAACCAGTCCTCAGGGATTTCAGTTTCTTCCAAAGATGCCTCAACCGCTAATTGTTCAAGTTCATCTCTGTGTCTGCCCTCAATTCTCATGATATTAGGAAGACGGTTCATCATTTCCATATAAATCATTTGTTGAACTTGTTTGGAGCTAATATTATTATTACCTGTAACTTGTTTCAACTTGTCGGCAACTTTCCCGAAACGTGAACTAACGAGCCTTTGTACATCTTGTACACCCTTTTTCATTGAAGGGTTTTGGGCGTAAAGACCTTGTGGGTCTCCGAGTTTTCTTTCCAAACTTGGGTCCATTCTTTCAGGTCTATCACCGTAATTGATTTGTTCTTGTATCTTCTTTGCCATTTTATTTTTCTAATAAGTTCATAATTAAATCCATAACTTCATCTTTTGCAGCTTCAGGAGAAACTTTCTTAGCTTTTGGAGCAGGATTTTCACCAGGGTTTGGATTTTTACCAGGATGTTTAGGTCTTGGTCTTGGGTCAGGTTTTGTTCCTGGTTTAGTTCCTGGTTTAGTTCCTGGTGCTGGTTTTGTTGGTGCGGTCGCAGGACCTGCTTCAGAAAGATATTTAACTAAATCTCCTTTTGTAATTCTCGGTGGTAAATTCTTTTCTACAATTTTCATGATTTCATTTTCAAGAAATAAAGATACAGGATTTTTACCTTCCTTCAAAGATTTTTTTACATCCTTCACACATCTTTCGTACTTGTTTTTTTCCTTTGCCGACCACATG